TCAACGCGCTCACGCAGATCATGAGCCAGGATCAGGAACTGATGAAGGTTGCCGGCGACCTGCTGTTCAAGGCTGCTGACTTCCCGATGGCTGATGAAGTGGCTGAACGTCTGCATCGCACGATCTCTCCGGCGATCTTGGGCGAAGGTCCGAGCCCGCAAGAGCAGGACATGCAGCAGAAGATGCAGCAGATGGGCCAGATGATCGAGCACTTGACGCAGGAACTGCAGAACGCGAAGCAGGGCAGTGATGCGCAGGAAATCAGCATCAAAGCCTACGACAGCGAAACCAAGCGCCTGCAAGCGCTCGGCCAGCCGCTCGATCCTCAAGTCGTGGCGCACGTCGCAACGCAAGTCGTCATGCAGATGATGCAGACCGGCTCGCCGGAAGGTGCGCCGCAAGGCGAACCACCGCCTGACCCATCGCAGCAGATGCAACAACAACCGAGCCCGCCTAGTGCGGGTTTTTCTTTGCCCGCTCAATAAGGAACAAGAATGCCCGGCTACATCGGAATTTTGCAGGACGCGTCGAACGCGACGCCCGTAAGCACGCTGTTCGTCATCCGCCAAACCCTCACGCCCGCATCGGTCGGCGCCAACACCAGCGCTGAGCAGACGTTCGCCGTCCCCGGCTTGCAGCTCGGCGACTCGATCGACATCAACAAGGCGTCGCACCAGACCGGCCTGTCGATCGGCAACGTGCGCGTGTCCGCGGCAAACACGCTGGCGATCCAGTTCGTGAACACGACCGGCAGCCCGATTGTGCCGACGGCAGAGCAATACATCATCGGCGGCCAGCGCTAAACCGAATTCGCATTAACCACCGTACCGGCGCGGCATCACCGGGCTAAATCCTTGGACTCGTCCATGCAAATCGAAGAAAACGCAGCACCGCAACAAGAAAACGTCACGCCTACGGAGCAGGAACAGGCGCAACAGCCCGCAGAAGTAAGCACGGAACCGGGCGCCGAGCAAACCGCAGCAGCAGTCGAGCAGCCGCAGCAGGAAAAGCCCAAAAGTGACTGGGTCCAACGGCGTATCGACCAGCTTACGCGCGAGAAACACGAGGCACTTCGACGCGCAGCAGACGCAGAAGCGCGATACAGCCAGGGTCAACCGCCAGCCGAGCAGAACAACGGCCAGCCGATGACGCCTGACCAGATCCGCGCCGAGGCGAAGAAGCTCATTCAGCAAGAAAAGTTCGACGCCGACTGCAACAAGGTTTTCGAGTCTGGCGCGACTGAGTACGGCCGCGAATGGGATTCGTCGCTTCGCACGTTCCAGATGCTAGGCGGCGCATCGCCTGACTTCCTGGAAGCCGTCACTGCGATGGATCACGGCCACAAGGTGCTTCACGCACTCGGCCAAGACCCCGAAGCCGCTGAACGTCTGTTGTCTCTCCCCCCGTTGCGCATGGCGCTTGAACTGGCCCGCCTTGAGGCGAAGGTCGGTCAAGCCACTCCCCCGAAACAAGTTTCCAAGGCGCCCGCACCGATTACCCCGGTTGGCGGGAAGTCCGCGCCAGTCGAGCCCGCTGAGTTCGGGTCGACGGCCGAGTACATCGCCTGGAAGAAACGAAACAAAGGCTGATAAATGGCAAATACGCTTCTCACCCCGACCAAGATTCTCGACGAATCGCTGATGATTCTTGAGAACAACCTGACGTTCTCCTCGCGCATCAACCGCGAATACAGCAAGGAATTCGCTGTCAGCGGCGCGAAGATCGGCTCGACCGTCAACGCACGTAAGCCGAACCGCTTTGTCGGTACGACCGGCCCGGCACTGAACCTCGAAAACGTGAACGAAACTTCGGTTCCGATCACGCTGACGACCCAGTTTCACGTTGACTTCACGTTCAGCTCGCAAGAACTGACGCTGGTTGTCGACGAGTTCGCCGACCGCTACATCAAGCCGGCAATGGCGACGATCGCCAACAAGATCGACTTCGACGGCCTCGCGCTCGCGGGCAACGTTGCAAACAGCATCGGCACGGTCGGCACCACGCCGAACGATATCTCGGTTCTGCTGAATGCGGGCGTCAAGCTCGACAACGAAGCGGCACCGCGCGATGGTCAGCGCACCGTCGTGTGGGACCCGGCGACGAACGGCTCGATGGTCAAGGCTGCTGCTGGCCTGTTCAACCCGTCGAACAAGGTCGGCGCGCAATACGAGTCGGGCATCTTCTCGCCGTCCGGCCTCGGCTTCGACATCGGCATGGACCAGAACGTCAACGTGTTCACGACTGGCACGCGCACCAACGGCACCGTTTCCGGCGCAGGCCAAACCGGTTCGTCGCTGCTCGTGACGGGCCTGGGCGCTGCTGCCACGGTCAAGAAGGGCGACGTGTTCACTATCGCCGGCGTGTTCGGCGTGAACCCGCAGAACCGTCAGACGACCGGCGTGCTGCGCCAGTTTGTCGTCACTGCTGACGCAACGGCAGACGGCTCGGGCAACGCAACGCTGTCGATCTTCCCGGCGATCAACACCGCGGCATCGAACCAGCAGTACCAGACCGTTTCGGCAGGCCCGGCGAACGCGGCTGTGGTGACGTGGGACGTCGTTGCATCGACGCAATACAGCGCGAACCTCGGCTATCACAAAGACGCGTTCACGCTCGTGACCGCCGACTTGGAAGATGTCGCGCAGTACGGCGCATGGGGCGCGCGTCGCATGCACAAGGGCATTTCGATGCGTATCAGCCGCCAGTACGCGATCGGCACGGACACCGTTCCTTGCCGTATCGACGTGCTGTATGGCTACGCCGCGATTTACCCGGAACTTGCGGTAAAAATCGTTCGATGAGCTAGCGTCTAGCCCGGTTCTCGGCGCATTGAGCGCGGGCTAGCTCGCATCGCTCGTCGGCGCTGAGGGGCGCAGTTGTCAGCGCTCTCTCAGCGCTCCACTTTTGTACCTTGATTCGCTCCCACAAGGTCCCATAGGTGATGCCGACTTCATCGGCCCAGTGCTGCAAACACTGTGTCTTGCCATTGTGCGAAAGCATGATGTTTGAGCGCTTGTTTGATGCCTGCGCTTTTGCTGTGACCCACGCGCAGTTTGATGGCTCATAGTTGCCGTTGACGTTCTCGCGTTCGATTGTGGCGCCCACGAAATGTGATGAGCCCATGTCCGCGATGAACCCCTCCAAGTCGTGCCATTGGTCGCAAACAGTTATACCTCGCCCACCGTACTCGGGATACCGCTTGTCTTTTGGGTTGTAGCAGCGGTTTTTCATGTTCCGCAGGGTTTGGTACAGCGGATGTTGCGAGCGACCGTGCTTCGTTACCGCGTCGCGCTGAGCGCAGCCGCAGCTAATCGATTTCCCGCGTCGCATGGAATCAACGGTCGGCGCAACGTATTTCCCGCAATCGCAAAGACACACCGCTTTGTACTGATATGTGCCAGGCGGCTTTCCGATCGCCTTGACCACAAGTCGGCCATACCGGTCGCCGACTGATAGGGATTTTGCTTTGTGCGGCACAAGGCCGAAATCAGAAAGGTCCATGCTTGCCTCGTTAGGATGCCGTACAAAGCATATTACACCAATCCGGATAAGAAATGTTGCTATCTCAAGGCGAAAATATGGCCTCTGCCTACAGTTTCACTGAGTTTCCGAAGTGGGTCACTGGCCCCGATGGCGCGCAGAAGATCGTCAACAGCGCCGACGAACAGGCCGCGCTTGGCGACGGATGGACCGCGCCCGAATACGTGCCGCCTGTGCCGCGCGAAGAATCACCCGAATTTGTCGCTTATCCAAAGTGGATCGGCGACCAGCTTGTGCAATCGGCTGAAGAAGAAGCCGCGCTGCTTGGCGCCGACACGGCAGACGAGCGCGAAATCTTGATCCAGGTCGCCGCTGAAAAGGGCGTGAAGATCGATAAACGTTGGTCCGACGAGAAGATTCGGTCCGCACTTGAGGCTGCCTGATGACGACCGCCGTTGACCTAATCACGCTCGCGTTGAAAGACATCGGTGCGCTCGGCGTCGGGCAGGCGATTTCTGCCGATGACACCGCCGACGCGCTCGCCACGCTGAACATGATGCTCGGTCAGTGGCAGGGCGAACGCCTGAGCGTCTATCACCTGGTGGATACCGCCATCCCGTCGACCGGCGCGCAGTCCTACACCGTCGGCGTCGGTGGCAACTTCAACATTCAGCGGCCGATCAAGATCAGCGCGGCCTATGCGCGGCTGAACGCCGGCAGCGCAACGCCGATCGATTACCCGGTGACGATCATCGACGCGCGCGAGGACTACGCACGCATCGCGCTCAAGGCGCTGCAATCGTTCCCGTCGTATGCGTACTACGACCCGGCGTTCCCGCTCGGCAACCTGATCTATTACCCGGTGCCGAACAACACGTTCGAATTGCACATCGTGACGATGGAAGCGCTGCCACAGTTTGCGGCGCCGGCAACGGTCATCAACCTGCCGCCCGAGTACATGGCAGCGATCCGCTACAACTTAGCGCTGTTTCTGGCGCCGTCGTATCAGATCGACCCGCAACGCACGCTGATCGGGCTTGCTGTGAACGCCAAGCGGATCGTCAAGCGCATGAACACGCAGATTCAGGCTATGACGATGCCGCGCGGGCTTGGCTCGAAGCAACGGTTCAATATTTATAGCGATAGGCCATACTAGTACGCGCAACAGCATAGATGTTATACTTAGGCATCTCAAAAGGAGGCCTAAGTGAAGAACCTGATTGATTTGACCGGCATGAAGTTCGGGCGATGGACCGTTGTCGGAATCGGCGAAAAGCTCGGGAAGCACTACGGCTGGAACTGCGAGTGCGAGTGCGGAGAAAAGCGGCTGGTCGCAGGCCCAAGCCTTAGAAAGGGCGTCTCAACGTCGTGCGGCTGCCGCAGAAAGGAAGTTTCAGCATCAAAGGCGCGTACGCACGGAATGGCCAAGTCGCGACTGAGCGTCGTGTGGAGTGGGATGAAGGCGCGTTGCGCGAATCCTAATCACGAGATGTTCCATCGGTATGGCGGGCGAGGGATCAAAGTCTGCGACCGGTGGCAAGCGTTCGCGAACTTCCATGCGGACATGGCTGCAACATATAAGAGCGGCCTGTCCATTGACCGTATTGACAACGACGGAGATTACGAGCCCTCGAACTGCCGATGGGCGACGCCTACTGAGCAAGGGATCAACAGGAGCCATCCAACGATCATGACCTTGAAAGGCGAGATGACGATCAGGGAAGCCGCTGAAATCTCGGGCGTTCCGCTTAAAACGATGCGTCATCGCGTATGGCGAGGCGTCCCGATAGAGCGATTGCTCGATCCAATTCTTAAAAGACCCTACTGATGCGAATCCCTCTGAATGGCGGCGCTTATGCGGCTCGCAGCATCATCGCCGACGCTCAGCGCTGCGTAAATCTGTATCCCGAGAATAACCCGCAAGATGCCGCGGCGCCGACGACGCACTATCCGACGCCCGGCCTGACTCTCGTGTCGACGCCGCCCGTAAGCGGTGAATGCCGCGCGATCTACACCGCGACGAACGGCCAGCGCTATGACGTGGTGGGCGAAAACGTCTACGCGGTCGACAAATCGAACGTCTATACGCAGATCGGCATCCTGTCGACGCAGACAGGGCCGGTATCGATCATCGATAACGGCACATACGCGTTTCTGGTTGACGGCACGGCGACCGGCTTCACGATCGACATTGCGAAAAACCTGCTCGCCGCGTGCAGCGATCCGGCATTCTACGGCTCCGATCGCGTCGATTACGTCGACGGCTATTTTGTGTTCAATCAGCCGGGCACGCAGCACTTCTATATCTCGAAGTTCAACGACATCACGTTCGATTCGCTCGACATCGCGAGCAAGTCCACGTATCCGGACAACCTCGTTGCCGCGGCGGTCATGCATCGCGAAATATGGCTGTTTGGCGAGCAAACGACTGAGGTCTGGTACAACACCGGCGCGTCCGACTTTACGTTCGGCCGCATGCCTGGCGTCTACATCGAGCACGGATGCGCAGCCAAGGCGTCAATCGCCAAGATCGATCTTGCGCTGTTCTGGCTCGGGCAGGATTTGCAAGGGCAGGGCGTCGTGTTTGCCGGGCGGAACTATGCCGCAGAGCGTATCTCGACGCATGCGATGGAGCAGGAGTTCCAGACCTACAGCCGGATCGACGACGCGTTCGGCTTCTCGTATCTGCAGGGCGGGCATGGCTTCTACGTGCTGACCTTCCCGACGGCCAACAAAACGTGGTGCTTCGACACGGCAACCGGCCAATGGCACCAGCGCGCATTTCTGGAAGCAGACGGCACGCTCGGCCGGCATCGCATGAACTGCCACTCGTTTAACGCCGGCCGCAACCTTGTCGGCGACTTCGAGACGGGCGCCGTCTATGCGCTCGATCCGAACAACTACACCGACAACGGCGCCACGATTGAACGTGTCCGCTCCTTTCCGCATATCAGCGGATCGGACGGCAACCGCGTTCTGTTCCGTCAGTTCGTGGCAGACATGGAAGTCGGCAACGGTTTGCCGGATGACTCCGCACCGCCCGAAGTGCGCCTGCGCTGGTCCGACGACCGCGGCGCGAGTTGGGGCAATTGGGTTGTCGCATCGCTCGGCAAGGCTGGCGAATACCTGACGTCGATCCAGTTCCAGCGCCTCGGCTACGCGCGCGACCGGGTATTCGAACTCTCGTGGTCCGTGCCAGTCAAGACCGCGCTTAACGGCGCGTGGATTGACGTCACGAGAGCCAGAACATGAGCGCGCCGACGAACTTTCCCGACGTCGGGGCCCCTCTGGTCGACCCGAAAACAGGTCGGCTCTCGACGGTTTGGTTTCAGCTACTGCTCACGCTGTTCACCCGAACAGGCGGGACGGGCGGCTCAACGCCGTCTGACGTAGGCGGCCAGATCGCGGAAGTCGTGCAGCAGCTTGAGTCGCTGGTCCCTGTGAACTACGGGCCGGAACTGGCGCGGCGCATTGCTGACGTCGAGGCGGCGCTTTCGGCCTTCGCCATGTCGATCAGAGAAAGCGAGCCGGAATCGTTCGTCCCGACGCACGGAATCCAGGACGCGCCGGACCTTCACGCGGTTGCGACGAGCACGGCCAACGGCTTCATGTCGAGCACCGACAAGTCGAAGCTCGACGGAATCGTGGCGGTCGTTGAGAACAAGTTCGTCGCTGGCGTCGGGTTCACGCCGGGCACCACGACGTCTCTCACGTTGAGCAAGTCCTACCCGTCGACAGCGGCCGTGCTCGTTCACTTTGACGGCACGTTCCAGGGAAGCGATCAGTACAGCATCGCCGGAACGACCATCACATTCACATCGCCGATCCCGGTTGGCACTTCGACGGTTTATGCCCGAGGGTAACGAATGACGACGACTTACAAAGAAATGGTCAAGGGCGCGACCCTGACTGGCACGGCTACGACGCTCTACACGGCGCCGACGGCTACGTCTGCATCCATACAGGCCGCGAGCGCCAACAACCCAACTGGCGGCGTTCTGACGCTCAACGTCTACAAGGTTCCGAGCGGTCGCGCGGCCGACGGTACGACGCGCATTGCGGCCAAGACCATCCTCGCCGGCGCGACCGCGCAGTTTCCCGAACTCGTGAATCACAAACTCGAATCGGGCACGCAGATTTTCGCGGACGGTAACGGCTGCTCGATCAGCATCAGCGGCATCGAATATGTGAAGGACGCGGCATGAGCGAGGTAACTGTCTCGGCGAGCGTGTCGCATGAGAGGGTGTATCGGCTCGAAGAAGAATTGCAGAAGCTGCCGCAGGTCGACTGCCCGGTGTGGCATCACTTCGCGCCCGGCCTCTACGCGCGAAAGATGCTCATTCCGAAGGGAACCGTGCTCACCGGCGCCGTGCATCGTACCGAGCACTTGTGCATCGTCTCTGGTGACATCGACGTAACGACGGACGACGGCATGCGGCGCATCACCGACCAGCACGCGATCCTGTCGTCAAAGCCTGGCGCCAAGCGGGCCGGCTATGCGCACGAGGACACGTATTGGACGACCGTCCATGCAACGAACGAAACGGACCTCGACAAGCTCGTCGTCGAGTTGACCGAATCCACCAATCAGCAATTGCTCGGCGGCGACGAAAACAAGCAGGCCATTGCAAACCGTCTAAAGGGATAAGCCATGTCTTTTGGTATTACTGCGGCGACTGCGGCAGTCGTCGGCGGCGGCCTTGCTGCGGCGGGCGCTGTCGGTGGGGCGCTTATTTCTAGCAATGCATCGAAAAGCGCAGCGGCACAACAGGCGGCGGCGGCCGGCAACACGGCGGCGATGCAAGAGGCGCAGTGGGAGCAGACGCAGGCGAACCTCAAGCCCTATATGGACTTGGGGACGGAATACATTCCGTCGCTGCGGAACGCTCTCTCCAATCCCATGCTGACGCAGCAGTTCAGCGCGCCGACGGCGGATCAGGCGGCGCAGACGCCAGGCTATCAGTTCACGCTGCAGCAGGGGTTGAAGTCGGTCCAGAACGGCGCGGCCGCGCGCGGGCTCGGCACGTCAGGTGCGGCACTCAAGGGCGCGTCGAACTACGCAACAGGGCTTGCGGACTCTACCTATAACGACGTGTTCAATCGCGCGCTTCAGACGTTCAACACGAACTACAGCAGCGCATCGAACAACGTCAACCGCCTGCAAGGCATCGTCAGCAACGGCCAGAACGCGGCTGCCACGAACGGCTCACTCGGCGCGGCAACGGCTAACAGCATCGGCAATACGCTCACGAGCGGCGCCAACGCGGCGGCATCGGGCACGGTCGGCAGCGCGAACGCACTGAGCGGCGCGCTCGGCAGCGTCGGCAATACGGCGATGACCTACGGCCTGATGCAGAACAATTCGGGCGCGAACTACGGGGCCGCGAGCACGAGCAACCCTGCCGGCTTCAACGTCGGCTCCAACTCTTACGGGTTCACTGTATAAGATGCCGCTCGATACCTCCATCGCATTGCAGGCCAAGGCGCCTGAATTCAACCCTCTGCAAACCGCGCTTCAGGTCGCGCAGTATCGCGCCTACAACGCGAACGGGCTTGCCGCGCAGCAGAAGCTAGACGCAAACAACGCCGCGTCGCAGGCGTTCAAGGCGTCGACGGATGCCAACGGAAACACCGATTACAACAAGTTCCGTTCGATCATGGCTGGCGGCGCAGGCGCATACAACCTGCCCGAGATCAACCAGCAGATCACCGCGCAGCAACAGGCGCAGCAGACGCTTCAGCGCGGCGACGTCGCACTGAACAACGACCAGCGCAATAACTACGCGGACAGCCTGAAGTTCCTGACGCAGCAATTCGCGACGGTCGACCCGAGCAAGCCGGATGCGCAGGGCAAGTTTCTGCAGATCGCTGGCGACGCCATCAATCAAGGGCACGTCAGCCCGCAGATGGTGAAGGCTACGATTGCGCAGATGCCGGACGATCCTTCACAGTTCAAGCCGTGGTTTCAGCAAAAGCTGGCGTCGTTCCAAGACGTCGGCGCGCAGCTCGGCTCGATCACGCCAAAGCCGACGCAAATCGACAACGGCGGCTCGATCCAGTACAGGGACACGAACCCGATTTCGAATCCCAGCATCATCGGGACGAACATCACCAAGACGCTCGATCCGGGAACGGCAACGTCGCCTGTCTCGGTCTACGACCCGAAAACAGGCACGAACGGCATCGCGCCGCGCGGCTCGCTTCCTGGCTTTGGCGGGGCGGGCAGCCCGCCTCCGCTGCCGTCCGTTGCGATGCCGGCAAACATGCCGACCGGCAACGGGCAGGCTGCGCCGATGCCTAGCGGCCCCGCCCCGGGCGCTCCGCGTGGCTTCGTGCCGACCGGCCCGGCGATGGGCGTTGCGGGTTCGAACGATGGCAATGTCGATGTTGTGAACAAGCATTGGACGTCGGTCGGCGCCGATGCGCAGAACGCGCAGACGAATATCGGCATCGCGCAGAACATCAAGGCGTATGCCGACAAGGCGCTGACTGGCAAGCAAGGCGACAAGCTGGCGGCTGTTAACGGCATCCTCTCGATCTTCGGGCAGGGCGGCCAGACCGACATTTCGACGGCGACCGATTTGCTGCAGAAGAACATGGCGCGCCTCTCGCTGACGTCGCGGCAGGGCGCAGGCGGCACGGATGCGGCCGGCGCACTGGCAACGGCGGCAAACCCGCACGGCACGATGACGGCCGAAGCGATCAAGGACGCCGCAGATCAGGTCATCGGCGCGCAAAAGATGGCGCTCGCGCAGCAGCAATTGCTGCAGCCGTTCAAGCTGAACAACGACGTCGCCGGCTATCAGGCGACGCTCTCGAAGTTCAATCAGGCCGCCGATCCGCGCGTGTGGCAGTTCCAAGGAATGACGCCGGATCAGCGCGCGCATTTCAAAGCCAGCATGAGCCCCGCGGATCAGAAGGCATTCGGCAACAAAATCCGCACACTTGAAGGGATGGGTGCTATTCAATGAGCCTTGCCGACGATTTCGACTCGATAGGCGCCGCGCCGAAGAAGGGCGGCGCCGCACCGGCCGCGCCGGCTGCGGCCAAGCCTGCCGCGTCTGCTGCGCCGTCATCGTTGGCGGATCAGTTCGACGCAACGCCGACGACGGCCGCAGCAGCAAAGCCGGCCGCGCCGGCACAGAAGCAACCGGCAGCGCCCGCGCACGACACAACGCCGCTCGACATCATCGGCGGCGCTGTCGAGCCGATCGCCACGATGGCGACGGGCGCACTCGGTAGCCTGGTGGGCGGCGCAACTCGCCTTGGTGCGGCTGCTCTCGGCAGCAACTACAAAGACGCGCAGGCGACCGGCAACAAGGTTGCAGACGCGCTGACCTATCACCCGCAGACGCAGGGCGGCCAGCAGGCTCTGGCGGGCCTTGGCGCGTCCGCAACGGGCATCAAGAACGCCGTCATGGGTTCGCCTGTCGGCCCTGCGCTGTCGGCTGTCGGCAAAGCCTATGACGACACGTTCGTGAAAGGCGCGACGAACCCGCTGATGGCAACCATCAACGATCAGGTTCCGACCGTGACGGCAAACCTTGTCGCGCCGGCTGCGATCAGCGCGCTCAAGGGCGCACCGAACGCACTGCGCGCGGCGGTTGCAAAGCCTGTCGCGGCGGCCGAACGCATCGAGCCGAGCATCGGCGGGGCGCAGGCGGCACCGTCGGCGGCAGCTCAGTCTGCGCCGGCTGCTGCGGCTCCGAACGCATCCGCACAAGGCGCGACGCTGCGCGGCGTAGGCGCGGCCGAAGCGAACATGAACCCGTATGCCGGCATGACGGGCGAGGAAGCGGCGCGCGGCGGCAGCAGCGCATTCCCGCAGGTCAAGACGTCGAAGATCGCAGCCGACGTGCCAGAAGCCGATCAGATCAAGCGAGCGCAGATTGCGAACGAAATCCTCGGCGAAGATCATGGTCAGGTTCGGCCGGGCGTCGTGACCGGCAACGAGGACGCGCTTCGCAGCGAATACACGCACGCGAAAAGCTCGGACAACACGCCGGCGCAGATCGCGCTGCGTGAGCAGATTGCGCACGAGCAGACGGCGCTGTCGAACTACGCACAGCAGCGTGTCGAGGCAACGGGCGCGAACCCGAACCTCATCAACAACGAGCAGCGCGGCCAGGTCATCAACGACGCGTTTCACGGCGAAGGCGGCCTGTCTGATTACTTCAAGCAGGCAAAGAATCAGATTTACGACGCGGCGCGGGCGCAGTCGGGCGACAACCCGATCCAGTCGAGCCATGTTGACGCACTGCTGAAAGACCCGCAGTTCTTGGCGGAAGCCGAGCGCAACGGCCATACGGGCGTCGTGTCTGGTGCTCAAAAGCTGATCGACCTTGCGCGCTCGACCGGGTTCAAAGACCCGATCACAGGCGAAGTAACGTCACCGGGCAGCGTCGCCGCATGGGATGCCGTGCGCAAGTCGAACAACGCCGGCTGGTCGCCGGACAACTCGCGCACGATCGCCGCCATCAATCGGGCGATCGATCAGGACGTCGCCGGCGCGGCGGGCTCCGATGCTTACAAGCTCGGCGACGCGATTCACCGGGCCGAAAAGACCGTTATGGACGTGCCGGCGATCTCGAAGATTTTCGGCGGCGCCGATGCGAACGGAATCAAGGATGGCACGTCGCTCGAAAAGCTCACGTCGAAGCTGAACAACATGCCGCTCGATCAATGGCGCCATGTCTACAACACACTCGACGATCTTTCGCGCGGCATCGTGCGCGGTGCGCCTGACGGCATGCCGCCTGTCCCGCAAGAGCTGCAGCAGTTGGCGGGCGCGGCGCGCAATGAAATCGCTGGCTCTCTCGCTCGGGAAGTTCACGAACAGGGCGCAGGGAAAACGGGCGTCTGGAATCAGAACAGCGTCAACAAGACGCTGAACTCGGTTGTCGGCCAGAAGATCATCGAAACCTTCCCACCTGACGAAGTGCAACGCTTTCACACGCTGAACTATGGCGGGCAGATCATGCCGGGCGTTCACTCATACGAAGGCGCCGCGCTTCAGAAGCAGCGCCTAAGTAAGCCGGGCTTCATAGAGAACCACGTTGCCAAGGCAACGTCAGCGCTCGGCGGGGCGATCGGTGGCGCCATCAGCGGCGGCGCCGCAGCGGGCGCTGGTGCGGGCGCTGGCTCGTGGGTGGGTAACAAGCTCGCCGGCCGGTCCGCTGCATCGCGTCTTGAAGGCGAGGCGAACAAGCTGCGCGAGATCATGCGCGCGAACTCGAAACTCGGTCAATAGGCGCAAGGATGGCGTAAAGCCAATCCCAAACCCAGCCGCTTTCTTCCTCGTCCGTCACGGCGGCATAGACCATCAACGGAATCCATGCCTGCGTGACGATCACGAGGACAAGCGCCAGCACCTGAAGCAGCCATTTAATCGCGTTCATCGCTTCCCCTTGAGCCCGCCGCAGTGCGGGCATTTTTCATTCTAGGTCGCCATTGTGCGGCCTTTTTGTTTTTGAGGCCACATGCAGCTTCTCCAAAACGGGAAACAGCAGTTCATCGACCAGAACGGGGCGCCGCTTGCCAATGGCTCGGTCTATTTCTACGCACCTGGCACGAACAACCCGCGGGAAACCTATCAGGATTCCGTCGGGTCCATCGTCAATACGAACCCTGTCTCATTGGATAGCCGCGGCCAAGCGATTATTTGGGGCAGCGGCACGTATCGCCAGATCGTCAAGGATGCGGCCGGCGTCACGATCTGGGATCAGATTACGTGCGATGCAAACGCGGGCCTGACAGGCAACGTCACCGACGCGAAATTCACCGCCTCGGTTGACTTCACGCCGGGTGTTACGACGACGCTCACGTTGCCAGCGGCGCCGGGCACCCCGTCCAATCTGTGGGTCTTTTTCGACGCGGGATTCCAGGCGGACGATCAATACACCATCAGCGGAACGACGCTCACGTTCAATTCCGCGATCCCGGTTGGTGTGCAGGAAGTGAACGTTAAGATCGGCTCGACGCTTACCCTTGGTGTTCCGGCTGCGGGCTCGATCGTCGATACGTCGATTGCCATTAGCTCGAAGCTGTACAACCGAATCAACGACATCATTGACGTCAAGGACTTTGGCGCTGTCGGCAACGGGACGACGGACGACACAAACGCCTTCAAGCTTGCGATCGCCTACGCCAATGCGAAGGGCGGGGCGACCGTCTTTGTTCCGGCCGGCAAGTATCTGATTTCCTCGCCGCTCGTGTTCTCGTCGCCGAATGTGCGCCTGCTCGGTGATTCGCGATACTCGGCAACGCTCAAGGTCCCGGCCAATGCATCAGGATTCTTCGGCTATAACCCGAATGCTGTCATCATCCTGAACGCTGACAATTGCGGCGTCAGTTCGCTTGGGATGGATGGCAATATCGCAAACAACGCGTCGCAGGCGTTCGGCGCGATTGCGAGCACGGTTGCGACGTCGGGGATTTATGTCGAGGATTGCTATATCCACGACTTCATCTACAACGGCATCATCGCTAGCCCGGCGACTGGTGCGACCGATAGTTTCTCATTCAGCCGTAATTCGCTGAAAAATATTGGCTGGTCCGGCATTTCTGCATATTGCTCAACCAATGGCAGGATTTTCGGCAACAAGATCATCAGTTGTGGGTCGCACGGCATATTGACTGGCTACAACTCGAATGTGTCGAACTTCACCGTCAGTCAGTACGTGACGATTGAAGGAAACTTCGTCTATCGAGGTACGCCGCCGACATCGATTGTCGGCGGGGCGGCTGAAAATGGCTTCATGATCGTAGTGGGCGCTGGCGACCAATACATCACCGTCACCGAAAATATCTGCTACGACAACCGCAACGCGGTGCAGGACGGTATCGGCTTGGGTCAAGACGGCACGCGTGCAAACGAGGGGCTTGTATTCGATTCGAACGTCGTTGTCTATGCCGGCTTATTTGGCATCGATGTCAGCTCGAACCACGTCGTCAGCAACAACTATATCCGCTTCGCATCGCAGCAGGGCATCAAGCTCGGCACGGATATGGGCGGAAACCTGGTGAACGCAACCGTCGTGAACAACATCATTGACAGTTGCAACCTCGCCGGCACTGGTTCTGCCGACGGCATTTGGGTTGACGGTACGCTTACTTCTGCGTTGCCTACGGCGATTTACTCGAACATCAAGATCAACGGTAACCGGGTAATTGACTTCAATTCGCCGGCGCATACGGTCTATGGCTTGAACATTTCGTTCAAGGACAACCTGACCTACAGCAACAACGAGTTCAACGACAACGACTTCTCGCAGTTGGCGGGCGTGAACGGCTCCGCATTTAGCGCGACCGGCCCAAGTTTGAATTACGTTGGCTGGGCGTATAAGGGCAACAAGCATCCGAACGCAGTTCCAGTTATCGCAGGAACGGCGCCTAACATCATGGGCTTGGATATGTTCTCCATTGCCAATTCTGCAGCAACCAACGTGACTAACTTTGTTGGTGGTTACAACGGCAAAGAGATCACCGCGCAGATGGCGAACAGCAATACGACGTTCACGAGCGGCGCCGGGATCAACATCTCTGGCTCATCCAGTCAGGCGACGACGGGCGGAAGCCTCTACAAGTTCATCAACTACAACGGGTGGTTCTTGAACAAGTTCTACGCTCCGTAATCATTCCTTCAGCCAATTAATAAGCCGCCTCCGGGCGGCTTATTCCATTTCGGGGAAATAGATGCCGAATGAAGCATCAGCCGTAATCGGCTCAGTCGTAAAAACAACGCCGTCATGGATCGTAACCGCGCTCGCTTGGGGCGACGTCAATTTTCCGCGAATGCTGCTCATCCTGTCGATCGCTTACACCGCCGTCCAACTGTATTCGGCCGTCAAGCGGCTGAAGAAGGGAAAGCCCGCTCATGAATAACCAGAACCGCCAAACCCTGATCGCCGAGCTGCGCCGCGATGAAGGCGTTCGGTATGTCGTCTACAAGGATACGAAGGGCATCGACACAACGGGCGTCGGCCACAACCTGCAAGCGAAGCCGCTGCCGGCCGGATGGAAGTATCCCCTCAATGACGTCCAAGTCAATTCGCTACTTGACGACGACCTTGAGGACGTATTTCACGATCTCGACCGCAACCTTCCCTGGTGGACGGATTTGAACGACGTGCGCCAGCGTGTGATCGCAAACATGGCGTTCAACCTCGGAATCACAAAGCTGCTCGGCTTTCGCAACACGCTCGTTGCCATGCGTCAGGGCAAGTACGGCGACGCCGCCGACGGCATGTTGGCGAGCGCATGGGCCAGTCAAGTAAAGGGCAGGGCACAACGTCTCGCCGACATGATGCGCAAAGGGGTCTGACATGGATTGGAAATCAATTCTCGGTGGCGTCGCGCCGACACTGGCAACGGCGCTGTCTGTCGTCGGCGGCCCGGCCGGCATGGTGGCAGGCGCGGCATTGCGCGCGGTGAGTTCGGCTGTTATCGGCCATCCTGACGGCACTTCCGACCAGGTAGCGCAGGCGATTCAATCTGGACTACCGCCTGACACTATTGTGGCGCTTCAGAAGGCCGACAACGACTTCAAGGTCCAGATGGCGCAGATCACTGCGGCAACCGAGCAGGCGAGCATTAAGGCGGGCTCTGAGGCTATCAGCGACGTCAACACGACGATGCAGGCCGAGGCCAAGGCGGATCACTGGCCGTCATACACATGGCGGCCGTTCATCGGCTTCACGTTTGGCTTCTACATCATTTCGCTTTTCGTCCTTCCCCTGTTTCACGTTCAGCCCGTTTCACTGTCGACCGATCTAACGCTGACGATTGGCGCGGTGCTCGGCGTGGCGTCGTTCTTCCGCGGAAAGATGCAGTCTGACCCGCGCGTATCGAGCGACAACCGCGGCTAAACCTCATATCACCCCACAAGGCAAAACCATGAAGCGACTGTTTGCCGGCCTTGCGCTGGCTGTCTTTGCTGCACTCTCTCACGCCGCGACGCTCAACCCGATCCAGCTTCTGAACCCGGCCGGCTCGACGTCGGGACAGACGATCGTTTCGACCGGATCAAGCACGGCTCCGGCATGGGCGTCCGTGCCGATCTCCGGTCTGTCGTCGATCGCGTCAAATACGGTGCTCGCTAACGCAACCGGCTCCAGCAGCGCGCCGACTGCGTTCTCGATGCCTTCATGCAGCACGTCGTCTAGCGCGCTTCAGTACACGAGCGGGTCGGGGTTCACTTGTTACGCTAATTCTGCGTCGACAACGGGAACGCTTGCGCAGTTCGCGGCGACCACTTCGGCACAACTCGCCAGCGTGCTCTCTGATGAAACCGGATCGGGCGCCAGTGTATTTGCGCTCACCCCGACTCTCACTGCGCCAAATATCATAGGCACCATTTCAGGCGGCAATGCCGCGGCAGGCAGCGTTGGCGAGTATGTGACCGCATCGTTCTCTGCGGTCAACATGACGTCGAACACGAACGCCAACCTCACGAGTATCAGTCTGACGGCCGGCGACTGGGATGTGACGGGGTTTGTGGGGTACACCGCGGCGAACACGACGGCTGTAACGGCGGTCGTCGCCGGCACGAGTTTGACATCTGCGACACTGCCTGCAATCGGCACGTACAACCAGCAAACCGCATCGTGGCCGACAAATGGCGCAGTGATCGGCGTCCCGGCGCCGGTTCGCCGTGTCAGCGTGTCGAGCACGACGACTGTCTATATGGTGGGGCTCGCGATTTTCAGCACCAGCACGCTCAACGCGACCGGCTTTATTCAAGCGCGACGCGTCCGCTGACCGTCGTATGCAGTTCGCGCGGCCGGCGACTCATTGCCGGTCGCTCGACCAGGCGGTGCGCCGCCTCCGCGATTAGAAGCGTCGCCGACGAGAAGATCAGGAACGAGACGAGCGGCGCCTTTGCGAACCAGCCGTGATGCAGCATCGTGCGCACCACGCTCCCGTGACACAGATAGAGCGCATAGGACCGCGTGCTGAACCAGCGGATTATGTCGGATTCGCCTCCCGCCTCAAGGTGCTCCCATGAATGGAAGTACGCCCACACGACGACCGCGGCAAATGATGCGGATGCCAGCGTGAAGGAGAATGTGCGGAGGAAGAAAACGCCGACGTCGACGCGACCCATCAGAATTGCGATCGTCAGCACGACGCCGGCCGCGCCCGCCAGGCCAATGACGTTTTTCCAGTAACGCACCCCGCTCGGGAATGTCGTCACCGCCCATATTGCGAGGATGCCAAAAGCGATTGCGTCGAGTCGCAGCACGACGATGCGGCGCACATGGTCATCGAATGACAGGCTCGCATCAAACGTCCAGATGCGCAGCACGAGCGGCACGACGATCAGCGTCAACGCAATCACGAGAATGCGCGTGCGGGCGCGCAGGCCGACGAGCACGGCGAAGAACGCGGGAAAGATCAGATAGAACCATTCCTCGACGGCCAGCGACCAGCTTTCGTGATACCACTGCGCGAGCATTGGCCATGCGAGGTTTTGCAGGAATAGCAGGTAAGCGAGGCATTCCGCAGACCATACCTTGTCGAGCGTCAGCCCGTAGATCGTCACGAATGCCGACGCTACAAAAAACACATAGTAGAGCGGCAGGGTGCGCATCCAGCGGCGCACGTAGAAGTTCAGCGCCACGCGCCAGGAGAAACCGCGCTCGAAGTCGCGCAGGATGATGCCGCCGATCAGGAAGCCGCTCAGGGCAAAGAAGATTTCGACGCCGAGATCACCCGCCACATAGACGAGCTGCGGCGCATCCTTGATTGCGAACGCTGTGTAATGGACAGCGAGAACCGGCAGGATGGCGAGCATTCGAACGACGTCGAGCCCGAAATTTCGATTGTTCATTTCTTCTTTTCTCTCTTTCGCCAATCCCATTCGCTCGACGCCCACAAGAGCAGGCCAGCAATGCTAATCGGCCAAGTTCCTCGCCCGAGCTCGCTCCCCGCCAGCAGCGCGATTATGGCTAGGACTGATATAACGCCCGCCAATCGAACGAAGATCTTTGCAGGATTTGACATAATAGACTTTATCACTCGGAAATTGCGCACAGGGTTACGCACCGTTTCTGTGGATAACTGGCTGTGGACAAGATTCCATTAGCCGCTGGCGTGCGGCCTTTCGTTTTCCGATGCGCCGCTGGCGTGCGGCTTATCGAGGCGAATACGCCGCTGGGGTGCGGCACTATATAGATTCTATATATCCTAAAGTCTTTAGATGGGATAACTCAGTCCGGCTTCTTGGGGATAACTTCGACCCCGACGACGGCCGGCGCATTGTAGTTGTTCACGGTCGCATGCGAGCCGGTCAGGAAATTGGCGTTTAAGACGATCTTGACCTCTAGACCTCCCTGCATACTCCCGCTCGCCGCGAACGCCTTCAGCTGGTCTAGAACCTGTTGAAACTGCATCGGCACGTACTTCGCTTCGCCGTGCATCGCTATCTCGCCATTGGCAGCCGTCATCGGTATTTGCTCCGTCAGTTCATACGAATTGCTGCGCCCGAGTCGCTTGCGCGCAACGATCCCCATTTCGTCGAGTTTTGAGAGAGCCCGGTCGACGGTATCCAGTGAAACGCCAACATGCTGTGCAATCGCGTCGCGCCCCGGATAGGATTTCCCGGTATCGAGCGCGGCGTAGCTTTTGAGAACGCAGTACACCGCCCACGCATTCACACCCATTTCGGCGATCTTGTCGCGCTGGATCATGGCGCGCACGACGTGGAACCAGTGATTCTCGACCTTCAATTCCTCCCACAATTCCGGCTGATCGGCCATCATTCAATCCCATATTGCTTCTTCAGACGAGCCAACTCCTTTTTCGCGCCCTCAACCAAAACTTCAGTCATCGGCGTGTCGGTCAGCTTCATATAGGCTCTCAGGTCTTCGTACAGGCTCTTTGGAACATTCAAACTCATGTTTCGGGTTGCCTCGCGCTCTCGGAATGCGGGGCGCGCAGCGGTGCCTGGCGGCTCGCCGGCTGACTCGTCAGCCTTTGGCGGCACTCCGCCAGGCGCGGATTCGATGAAGTTCACAACGGGCGGCCTGAGTGGTGCGCGTTCAGTCACGGAACACCTCCGCGTAAAGCTGTGAGAGTTCGTCGGCGGCCTTCTGGTCGAACATGCCCCGATCCAATTCGGTGACGCCCCGCCCTTCCCTTGCGGCATTGCGGAACGCAACCCGGTCGACAATGGCGCCGTCAAACGTTGAGAAATAGTCAGACATTTCACGCAGGACGGCGCGCATTTCCGACGCCTCTTTGCTTTGCGGATTGGCTGAAATCCCATTGAGTACGGCAACGGCGCGAAAGGTTCTGCCTGTGCTTCTCGCCGCCTGCACGAGCTGCGCCATCTTTCCGAGCGACCATGTATCGAATTGCCCTGGCTTAATCGGCATCACGAGCACGTCGCACGCCGCAATGGCACTTCTGAGTTCTGGGCTGTCCCTGCCGCCTGCGTCGACGATTACCGTGTCGATGGATTCGCGCTCGGCGGTTAGTTCGCTAAAGATGTTTCCCGTCAGTTTTGACAGGCGGATAACAGGCGCAATCTCGCTCTCGACGCGCAGCATGCCCCATGTATAGGCGCTCTCCTGCCGGTCGGTGTCGATTAGCTTTACCGTTCTCCTATGGGTTGCGCGCAACGCGGCTAGGTTTGTGGCGATAGTGGTCTTTCCAACTCCACCCTTCTCTGTGGCGACGGCTATGAGCATGTCGACTCCCTTGTTTGTATTTGTGCGCATAGACTAAAACAAGACTGCACAAACAGCAAGGTCAACAGATACTTATATATACGTATGGGCGTACATACGGACGCCCATACGCTGTGACGCGCGCCTAGGCCGCCTTCCGCAGCGCGAACCGTTCTGTCTGCCTGCCGGCCCTGATCTGCACCGCCTTTCCCGCGTCGAGGCGCTTCGTGTATTCGGCGCATGCCCGCGTGTACTGGCGACGGCTCACGGTGGCAACCAGCGCTTCGAATACGTGAATCCCGCCATTCATCGCTGTGAGTTCGTCGCCGGTCAGAATGAACTTGCCGCGCGCTTGGAAGCGCTCGCACAGGTCGATCATGGCGTTCTGCGTGTCGTAGAGCGCGCGCAGGCCGATCTCACGATTGCCCGCCGTCTCGCACAGGACGATCGCCACGTTCATCGCGATAACAATTACGTCCCATTCGTTCTTGGTTCCTTCGCCGCGGGAAAGGGCGAGGGCGGCCATGTGAACCGACGTCAGCACTTCCAGCCGTTCTTCGCCCTTCATCGGCGCATCGGCGTCATACAAATACATGACGTGATTCTTCGGCTCGATCACCTTGCGCGGCTTGCGGTTCGGCTTCTTGTTCCCGGCCATTACTTCGGCTCCTTTGCTGCGAGAATGGCGCGCGCGAAATCAAGAATCGCAAGCGGCGAATCCTGCTCTGTTGTGCCCGTCTCGATCAGCCAAATGCGCCGAATTTGATCGTCGCTCATTTCCGTTGCGGGAATGGGGGCGGCGAACAATTTCGCAATCAAATACTGGAAGTCTTCCAGGTTGACCGCGTATCCAATGGTCGTCCAAGTGGACTGACTGAGGAACGCCCTTTCGACTTGTTCGGCGGTCGGCGCCTCCTGCCCGCTCACAGTGCGGCGTGCTGCTTCAATACGCGGGAAACATTTTTCTCCGTCGAAATCTGTATCGATGCTCACGATTTCTTCTCCTTAGCGGCTAGGATTGCGGCTCGCATACGGGCGCGGAATTCGTGCAGTTCGGCCCACTCAAACCACGCGGAAACGGCCGCGTCTAGTTGCTCATTCGTCAGCGCCGCATCCTTTTCGGCGTCCGCACGCAACGCCTCATATTTCGCGTACAGCTTTGCAACGTCGCGAAGAGCGGGAGTGTCGAATTCCGGCGCGATACTGTCCCCCTCTTTCCAGTAGCCAAGCGCAGCCGACGAAATCCCCGCCATTTGCACCCGGTATTGCTCGCTTCCTTCGAGCGCGGCGTCCGCGCGCGGGGCAATAGGGGCGGCGTAGAGTTCAGTAAGCGTGAAATCTCCGAGATCGCTAATCATCCGCAATGCAGAGGCGTAAATTAATTCATGCTCTCCGTTTGGCCAGTGCACTTCGTACGCCACCGGCTTGCGCTCGTCCGCAATATGGTTGTCGTTCATTTATCGCTCCTTGCGATCAGCACAGAGCCGATCCTGATTTCTACCGGTTCTCCGGCTAGGGTGGAAAACAGCGCCGCGCTAGACGCGACCGCTTGATGCAGCAACACCGTAGTCGGCTTATTGGCGTTGCATAGCGCTCCTAGGTGCGTGAGAGCTGCTGTCTTTGTGGGGTGGGTCATTCGTATGCGCTCCCTGGCTGCCCCGGTCCATTGCTGCCAGTGCATTCGTTTCGATGGTCGTTCGCTTTGGGGCAGCGCTTATTTCCGCAGGTCGGGCAGAGAATCATTCGGATACGCAGAAAGGCGGCCATGGCATCCTGCCTATCGCGCTCGCATCGCCAGCAGTCGCAAACGCTCTCGCTCATGTTCTTCTCTCTATCGTGTCCGGCGCGATGCGCCAGCGTTATTCGGATTTCGCCGGCCACTTCACGTTGCGCCGTGCTTCCTCGATCCATTCCTGCGTTCGCCGCGCCTCGTCCGCACCGCGAACTAATAAGCACGCGGCAAGCGCCGCAAATCCCCCGCCGATGAGCCAGTACATACGATTTCCTCTGTTTTAGAAGTGATGTATCTATGGGCTCTAAGATACCGTAGTGGCATCGCTTATGCAAGTGGAAATTTGCTGATTATTTGCGTGACGATAGGCACAGCTCGCGGAATCGATCGTTGTTCGCCTGGTAGCCGACGAGATCAGCCGCCATCCATGCGGGCGTCTCGCCGCGCGTCGTCTTGCGGTCGATCGTTTCCCGTAACGCCTCACCTTCGAGCAGGCTGAAGCGGACGAGCGTGTTCTTGCCGCTGCGGCGTCCTTCCCGCCATACGACGCCGCGATCGACCAGCATGTGCAGCGTGTCGCGGATGCAGGCGCGCGGATAGTCGGGCAGCAGGTCGAGGATTTCGTCTTGGCTGTAGATCGCGTCCGGCTGCATGGCGTCGATCAGGATTTGCTGCGGTACGGTCTTGGGCGCTGATACGCCGAGCTTCATTGTGTTTTTCATGCTGCGTCCTTGTTCATCTTGCGAGCGCGCTCCGGCGCCCATGTCTCATACCCGCGATCCCATGCTGCGAACTTCTCGTCGCGCGGCGCCGGACCCTGATCGAGCCAAGCGTGGCACCAGTAGCAGCCGGGCACTGTGTAGATGTGATCGGCCTTCTTGGCGCCGCCCTTGCCGTGCTTGCTCTGATTGCTATGGCAGGGCACAACAATGTCGGGCGAGGCTTCTCCACCGCATACGACGCTCAGGAAGCAGCGTTCGTCTTTGCAAGCAGCGAGGTACTTCGAGCCTTCAGCAACAGTCGGCTTCTTCGCGCGCCGGCGCAGTGTCGTCTTGCGATCGGCCAGCGCAAACGGCTTGGGCTCTTTGCGCGCGAACCCGGTGCGCTTCATCGGCGCGGAGCGCTTCATGCGGTCGCCCGGATTAACTGCGCAAACGGATTGCCCGCCATCGACTTCGCCCAACGCCGCGCCTTTTCGACGGCCTTGTTCTTCTCGTAGTGGCGAGCGTGTCGCATCTTGGCGCATGCCCTCTTAGACGGCTTCGGCTTGTCCTTGCCTTCGCCTGCCTTCCAGATCGCCATCACGCGGCCGGTTTCGTTGACCTTGTGTTGCCATCCGGCAATGTGGATCAGGCCATCGGCGTGCATCGCGCGCATTGCCCTGCGCACGGTGTCTTGGTGAAGCCCCATCACGTCGGCAAGGTCGATGCCCGTCATGCCCTTTTGCAGCAGATCAAGCATCACGCGCCAGTTGTCGTAGCGCTTCGATTCGGGGTTGAGACTGCATCCTGTGTTGCTCATGCTGCAAGCTCCTCGAATTTCCATGCGAATCCCTTATGAGAACTTCTCTCGCCGGAGCAGCACCGACTAATGCTGCTGCTATCGAACCCTTCGCGAACGGCATCCATTGCGCTTCCGTACCGGCGCGTTTTGCCAGTTTTCGTGCAGATCGCGATAACGCTTTTGCTGGTAGGGTGGGCCTCCCCGAATCGCCCTAGGCATGACCCCGGAATTCCCAATTCTCGATACGCATGCGATAGGTTCTCGGCTGTCGTAACCCACTCTAGGTTTTCCGCTCTGTTATCCGTCTTTATTCCATTTTTGTGGTTAACAACAAGCCCATTGCTGTAGCCATCGCAAAACGCTTTGGCAACAAGGGTGTGGACGGTCTTTATATTTTCGCCGCCGACTCTAACCTGCAAGTAGCCGGTTTCTTTCTTTAAGGTTGCCTTCAATACCCGCCCATTCATGACGCGTATTGAATCCGTGTGGCATCGGACGGGTCGAGTAGTAGACCTGACGCGCCCAGCATCACTAACCTCATAATCTGGATTGATCTCTGTTTTCTTCCAGGTCTCATTCATACCCTTGCTCCATGATTCGGATGTCGTTTTCTACGCACCAACTATTTATGTATTCGATAAGGCTGTTTAGCCGTTTAATCCCCATCTGAGCCGATGATTCCCTTAGATTTACCGGCTCCCCTTCAAGCCCCTCAACCATTTCAACGCCACGCCCGGTTGCGATTGAATGAGCGGAAATAAGAAGGGTCTTCCATTGGGTGGGAGTGAGCCGCTTCCCGTTGAATTCGGCTTGTTTAGCTATCTCCCCGAAAAGGCCATGAAGAAGCGCGTTCTGCCGCACGGTGCGCGTCGGCTCTTGGAGCACGAGGACATGGCCGTCTGGCCGGCTGTGTACGGCGTCGGCTGCCATGCGGCGATTGGCGCGATTGAGGAAGATCGTTGTCTTGTCGCTCATGCTCGCCCCATCGTGACGGCCAGCGCTTGCTCGATCGAATCGACGACGTGAATCTCGCCGGTCCATGCAGCGTGAAATGTTTCTTGCGCCGGCGTCAGCTTGCGTGCGCTCGGCGGCTTCTCGCCGTCTTTGATTTCGAGCAGGAAGGTTCGGCCGGCATACTCGACGACGAGATCGGGGAACCCTTGTCCGACCGTATGAGTCGGGACGACTTTGGCGCCGATCTTGCGTAAAGCTGCGACGACTTCAGGTTGATTGCGGTCTGCTTTGGCTGCGTATTTCATGCTTTACGGTCTGATTTTATAAAGGCCCACAATTCCGCTTTCGCGCGCTCGGCGATCTCGTCGCCGGCTTTGCCTCTTACTCGCTCGACGATCGCCTTAGCGGCCCCGTATTCGCCGCGGCGGCCATCACGTACCGCCTGCATGAACGACGCCAAGCACTCGGCGGCCGTCATGTCAGCACCAGCAGACGCGCGAGTAGTCGACCGTCCTGCGAATCACGTAATGGCGCAGCAGGGGAGCGAGCCAAGGATCAATGCAGGCGATTTCCATATAGCCGCCCGATAAGATAGTGATTGACGTTGACATGGCGGTTCTCTGGTTACTTGATGTCGAGACGAATGCCGCGCACGAGGCGGCAGCCGGGCACTTCAAAGCCATCTTTCAATGCGGCCGCGATCAATTTGCGATCTGGAGCAGGGGCGGGCGCAACCGGCTCCGTCTTGTAGCTCGCCGGAATCAGCGCTTCGTCGTCGATCGCCACAGCGGGCGGATTGAGCGCGATCTTGATCTTGAAGAACGGCGTGTCGATCTTGTCGCGGCCCGCCAGCTGCAGGCCGTCGAGCAGGTACTTGCGGATGCGTGCTGCGCGGTTTTCCATCGCCTTAGCGCGCTCGGTCATCGCCTTGGCGTGCTCTTTGATCTGCTCGGCGGTCGCTTCCAGATTGCGCGCGACGAAAGCCGTGTTCATCGCCTTTGCCTCCAGATCGCCGCCGATCGATTCGAGCGTGTCGGCGAACGTGGCGTCGTCCAATTCCAGGTCTTGCAGCTTCTGCGCATCGGCGCGGTACTCGCTGGCTATCTCGAACAAATTCATGCTGCATCTCCCGCGCGAATCATTGCGTCTGCCATGTCGTAGGCAAGCTTTGCGGTGGTTGCGAAGCCTTCTTCGTTAGGGTTCGGGCCGTTCCAGCTCGCAAACCAGCCTTGCATCGCCTTCGCCGCGAAGTAGTCGCGCAGCGTCATGCCCCAGCACGGTCCATGTCCTGCATATTCATTTGCGGCCATCGGGAATGCCGGGCCGCCGTTGTTCTGTTCGCTCATATTCGGTTCCTCTGGTTATCCGCTGCTGTTCCGCAGCGGTATCGGTTCGTCAATAATACATCGAAACGATGCTATCAGGGTATCGGATTAGAATAAATTTTTGCCATGACGTCGCGAGTGCGGCGCAGCTCGTCGTGTTCGCGCAGATCGAGGATCAGGCGCAGCGAGTCGCGCTTAAAAGTCGCCTCGGCTATGTCGATCTCGGCGCTGCGGATTTGCTCGCGGATGATGTCGAGCGGTACTTGGGTAACGGGGACGTGCTCAAAGGCTTGGGCGCGAGCTGCGGCGCTGTCGATGTCTGCGAATAACTTGCTCATTTCGTTTCTCCTGTGAGGCCGCGCCATTCGAAACCACCGTCTCGCTGCGCTTCCTTGCTGACCTTGTGCTTGCACGACTCTGCGCCATCGGGCGTCTGTGCCGTGAATCCCCAAAATTCCCCGTTCCAGTAGCTGAACCAGCGTCCTACTTGCTTCGAGCCGTTCGGCTTCTTGCGGACCTCATACGCGCCGATGTGGGCCGGCGTAACGTGCTTCGGATGCCACTCACTAACCTTCTCCATGAGATTCCCCTGTGCGCCGCCAGCTAGGCCAGCGGCGCGGTTGTTGTTCGATCAGAAGGGCGGCAGGTCATCGTCGATGAAGTCGCCGGCCGGTGCCTTTGCGCGCTGCTGTTGCGGTTTCGCTTGCTGCTGGCGCTGCTGCGGTGCGCTGCCTGCGTCGCCGCCACGACCGCCAAGCATCTGCATCTGGTCGGCAATGATCTCGGTCGAATACTTCTCTGCGCCGTCCTTGTCGGTCCACTTGCGCGTTTTGATGCGGCCTTCGATGTAGACCGACGAGCCTTTCTTCAGGTATTCAGCGACGATGCCGGCCAGCTTCCCGAAGAACGACACGCGGTGCCATTCGGTCGACTCGACCATTTCGCCGCTCGACTTGTCCTTGTAACGGTCGGTCGTCGCCAGGCGAATGTTTGAGACTGCGTCGCCGCTCGGCAGATACCGCGTTTCCGGATCGGCGCCGAGATTGCCGACGAGAATTACCTTGTTCACTGATGCCATGACGTTTCCTTATGCGTGGGCGGGTTCGGCGAGTGCTTTCTTGCGCTCGTCGTATTTGGTCTGAAGGCGAACGCGCTGCTCGTCCGTTGCGCGCTTCCATGCGCCTGCGAAGATTCCCTTGAGGGTTTCCATGTCGTCGGCGTCGTTTAGCGCGGTGATGCAGTCGACGATCTCGCTCTCAGGGATTGCGGGCGCTGCGGGCTGCGCTGCCGGCTTGCGCGCCACTTCGTGCGATGACGCGTCGGCGTCGTTGTCGCCTTCAGTCGGGATCGCGAACGCTTGGAACGCGGCGTATTTGTATGCGGCCGACATTGCCTTGTTGCTGCTCTTGTCGCCCGAGTCCATCGCTTCGCCGACCGTCGACACCGTGTGCTTGCTGCCGTCGATCGCGCTCACGAAATCGAACTCGACGTGAACGACCGTATAAAACAGCGTCGTGCCCTTTGCGTTGGTCTTTTCGGTCACTTCGCGGCTGATGACGCGCGGCAGAACGCACAGTTCATGACGGGCCAGCAGGGGTGACAGGACGTTGTAGACGTCATCGATTCCGCGGAAGTTGTATCCCTGCGCCTGGTTGCGGTTGTTCTTCGCGATGCCTTCGTGCGACAGGTCAAAAATCACACGGCAGATCGCCGAATAGACTTGCGGGGCTTGATTGGTTTGGCTCATTGCTGCGCTCCAGTTCGTATTGCTCGTGTTCTTCGGATTCGATTTGCTGCTGCCATTCGGCGCCGGCGCTCATGACGTGACGAGATTCGCCACAATCACGACGATGGCGGCCAGCGAGGCGAAGGCGAGGGCGGTGCGGCCGGGGAAATAGAGAAGCGCGATGTCGATCCGGTCGCCGATCGTCAGGCGAAGGTCTTTCACGTCCGTGTTCTTCGGGAATGTCGGGGTATCGCAACTACGTGCCGTGACGGTATCGCATGCGGACAAAGCTTCGCCCGTTGCAGGCGATTGCTGCGATCCGTGGAAGGTGCGAAGTGCTGATAAGCCTTGCGTAGCGGTGTTCATGGTCGTTTCCTCTGGTTCGTTTCGTTGTTTGCTGCTGTGACTAAAGAATACCGCTACGGTATCCGCCGCGCAAGCAATTTCGCAAATTTATTTGTGCGGTATCCAACCCCGACGCTGAAACGCCGGTTCCAGCTTTGCGATGGCGCTTTCGCGCAGCTCTGCGACGGCCGGCGCGATCTTGGCTGCCACGCGCGAAACGGTCGCCTGGTTGACGCCGCACTCGCGCGCGACTTGCACCTGGCTCGGACAGTACCGTTCTCCATAGACGAACTCGCGCATCAACGTCATGCGCACCAGTGTGCGATTCCTGTTCGCGCTCTCGAATAAGCACGTAAGCCGATCGATTGCCGCGCATCGTTCGCCCTGTTCGCCGCCATATGAAGCATCTAGGACGGCCTGCTGATCGCGCGACAGGTGCGTAGCGATGACATCGAGCACGCGGCCCGCCTGCGCCTTCTTTTCAGACGCCGACAAAATCATCCCGCCTTCCTTGCCGCAAAACTCTTTGATCTCGCTCGCCTTCACTCCGTCTGTTGCCCGCCAGTTGAACGCGAACGATAAGATGCTTTCCATGCTTCGGAACATTGGTAGTCTTTGCATCGCTTCGTCATCACATGAAGCTTTGCGCAAAGTAATACCTGCTTGCCGAGCGTAATCTTCCCCGCTTGCCACACACATCCGCGACATGACTTAGCCTCCCTCGCAAGCAAAATTAACAGCGGATCGCCGTATTCGTATTGTCGTAACGGCTTCGGCGACGTCACCTGTCATCCCGCTTCGGCTCGGGCTTCGGCGCCGGGATCGACCAGGCGCGCGCCATGACTTTGAAGAACATCCAATAGGCGAGGGCGGGGCTCATGCAACCTCCAACATAAGATCGCCTTGCCGCTGGCGGTCGCTCAGTAGCGTTTGATACTCTGGATTCAGTTCGCAGCCGATGAACCGGCGGCCGAGTGTTTCCGCTGCAATACCTGTCGAGCCGCTCCCCATGAATGGGTCGAGCACGATGCCTCCGACCGGCACGGAATAGCTAATCAGCGGGGCAATGATTCCAAGCGGCTTCTGCGTCGGATGAACGGCCTTGCCGTGCTCGTTTGAGACGTCGATCACGCTACGCTGCAGGCGCGGTCCGCCGTCCTCGCTGACGTAATGGCCGGCGTCAATGTTGCCGGTGTGCGTCGGGCGCGTCTTGCGGCGCACGGTCTTGGCGGTCGCGTCGTTGGTGTATTGCGGGTCTTTGAACACATCACCCCATGCGCCGCGATAGAACTGAACCGCGTGCTCGTGAACGCGCCGGAAACGGTCAGCATGAAATCCGGTGCCGTTTTGTTTCTGCCAAACGATGTCTTGCGCGTATTTGAAGCCGGCCGCTTCCATGTCATCGAATAACGTTGCGATAAATCGCATACTGCCGAATACCCAAATGCTCGAGGCGGGCTTCAGGACGCGCGCAACGCCGTCAATCCATCCTGTGCACCGGCTATCCCACTCGAGGCTTGTGTCGCCATAGGGCGGGTCGGTAACGCATGCGTCGGCGATTCCTTCGGGCATTTTTGCCATCAATGCACGGCAGTCGCCAAGATGGCATTTAGAGAGCCAATCGCTCATGCTGCCTCCGCCAGTTCGCCCATAAGCCGCGCGCGGCAGGCTGCCTGCATCGCTGCAAGCGTCTCGTCACCGTGATAGACGCTCTGCGCCTTCTCGCGCGTGCTGATCCAGCGCGAGTGCAGGCCCATGCGCGTGGCGCCGAGGTTCTTGACGAGCCCCTTGCTTTCCAGACGGCCGAGGGAGTCGCGCACGCTGCGCGCGTTGCCGTCGACGTGATCGGCGATCTCGTGAGGCGTCGCGCCTTCAGGTTGCGTTTCGAGGAAATCGAGGATGAGGGACATGTTCATGCTGCCGCCTTCTCGACGCACCAGATGCGCAATCCGCCTTCAACGGTGCGCGCGTCGAATGCTTTGCCAGTGCGGCGCGTGTGCGAATGTGCTGCAGCGCGTGCGCCTTGAGTCGCGCGGGTGTCGCCAGGAACGAAGAACGAGTCACCGATCAGCATGTCAGCGAACGGATACCGCGGGCGCCGGCCGCGCTTCACTTGCGGCATTGGCACATTTTTGTCGATGGTGAAACCCCGCGATAACCCTTCAGCGGAATTAAAAGATTCCTTCAATGCATCCATTTAGCGTTCCCCGGTGGCATTTTCGCAACTTTGTTATGAGGTATCGGTCACTGCTCGCAAACGTAAAAAATCGCTTCCCGTTCCGGCATCCGATGCTGTCATAGTATCGTAATACATGAAGAAAAGCACTAATTTTCGATCAGTCGAAGCCCCTATTTTTCGTCTTTTGTTCCGACTGGCGGCCGAACTGTCGACCGTGCGCCAAGTCTGCAAAGCGCGTCTGTTCGCCGATGAATGCAAGGCCGGTGATGCCGGTTTCGCCCTGGCGCTGCTTCGTGCAGATCACTTCGCAGACGCCGCGATCCATCGAATCGGGGTTGTAGACCTCGTCGCGGTACAGGAACAGGATCGTGTCTGCGTCGGCTTCGATGTCGCCGGAATCCTTCAGGTCGGACGAAAGCGGGCGCTTGTTCGGCCGTTCCTCGCATTTGCGCGAGAGCTGCGAGAGCAGGACGACAGGAATGTCGAGCTCCTTCGCCAAATTCTTCAGCCCCTTCGTCAGCGCGCCAATCTGCAGGTCGCGGCGTTCTTCCTGCCCGGTCGCCATGAGCCCGAGATAGTCGACAACGAGCATCGACAGACCGTGCTTACGCTTGATCGCGCGCGCCTTGTTGCGCACTTCCAGAAGCGTCAGGTTCGGCTGATCGTCGAGGAACAGGTGCAATTCGTTGATGCGCTGGCCGGCGTGCGTGATGCGCGACCATTGTTCGTTGTCGAGTTTTGCCGGGTCGCGCAGGTCGCCCATCGGGATACCGCCCATTGCCGACACAAGGCGCTGCTGCAGTTGGACGTTCTTCATTTCCATCGACAGGAACAGCACCGGATCGGTCGCTGCGACGTTGGCGGCGATCGTCAGGGAGAATGCCGTCTTACCCATCGACGGGCGCGCAGCGACGACAACCAGGTCGCCGCCATAGAAGCCGCCTCCGAGCTTGTGATCCAAGTCTGTCAGGCCGGTCGGAACGGGCTTGATCTTGCCGTCGATCTGGTTCTCAAGGTAGTCGAGATATTCCTGCAGCGAGTCGGACGCGCGCACCGGCTCAGACTTCACAACCGCCTCGCCGAGCCGTTCCAGCTTCGAGGACGCGCGATCGATCAGCACCGCAGCGCTGTCCGGCGTCGTGCCGACTGAATCCTGAATCTCATGCGACAGGGCGAGCAGGCCGCGCTTCTGCGCACGGTCGCGCACGATGTCGGCATAGCGGGCGATGTTCGACGCGCTCGGCGTGCTGTGCGCCAGGTCGTTCAGATACGCCAGCCCGCCCACGTCGGCCGCGCGGCCCTTGGCTTGCAGGCGTTCAAAGACGGTCATCACGTCAGCGCCGACGCTGCCCGAGATCAGCGCGAGGATTTCGGTAAAGATCGCGCGATGGTCGGCGCGGTAGAAGTGCTCCGCGCGCAGGTCGCCAATACGGTCGACAGAATCGTTGTCGATCAGCAGGGCGCCAATGACGGACTGCTCGGATTCGATGCTCTGCGGGACTGCGCGTTCGATGTCGTTGGCGCTCATGCTTGCTCCTTGTGGATGCGGTTGGCCTGTTGGCCCTGCGTCGTCAGCGTGCAAATGCCGTCAGCATTGAAGAACCAGAGTCGGAACCAGTTGCCACGAACCGACTTGCGATAGACCGCGCGCCAATCCTTGTAGCGCTTGCCGTCCGCGGCGTAGCGCTCTTTGAACTCTTTCCAGTGCAGCACGATGTAGTCGAGCGGAAGGCCAGCCTTATCGGCGTATTCAAAAACAGGATCGTTTTCAGGGATTGCCCGCTCATCTGCGGTTTTGCAGTTTTCGATCCATTCCGCGAAAGAGAGGTCGGCGCGCGGAGCGCGGCGTTCCTTCCTTGCTTGGGTTTTCAATCCTTTCTTAGAGTCAGTACTTGCTTGTGTCGGATGAGGCGTCGACGGTTGAACCGGCGCCGGTTGAGCCGTCGACGGCTGATCCGGTGATGGTGATAAGGCTTGCTCAGGCTCAGTCGGCGTCTCGGAGACGATGTAGTCATACCCTGCGAAACTGCCGTCTGCATTGTGTTTCGGCTTGTCGCTGCGCGTCAGGTAGCCAGCGGCCATCAGTTCGGCGAGGATGGCTTTCACGCCGTCCCGCTTCGTCTGACCGCCCGCGCGCAGGCTGCCGGCTGTCTCGTTCACCAGATTGGCGACGGACACTTCCCAATGGTCGGGTTTGCCGAGCAGGAATACGAGCAAGCCGCGCGCGGCCCACGACAGGCGTCGATCCTCGCTGATCGACTTGCTCAACATGTAGAAATGGGATTGCGGCCGCGCCGCGCGGATGATGCTCACGACAGCCCCCGCTCGAATGCAAACACGAACGTTCCCGGAACGGGAAGGCTGGCGCCGACTTCCTCGAGGATTCGCAGTTGATTGGGGGTGATGATCCCGTCCAAAACCGATGCACGGAGGCGCAAGACGGCGCGCAGGTATTCGACGTCCCGGTTTCCCTTGGACGTGTTGCAGGAGCTGCAAGCTGCCCGAAGATTCGAAACTTCGTGGGTTCCGCCTGCCGTGCGCGGCACGATATGGTCGATGCTCATATCGCTTTTGGATTCGATCGACGATCCGCAGTATTCGCATGCGCCGCGGCACTTCTCGTAGAAATAGGTGCGAAACGCGTACGAGAAATTCCGGCCGCTGTTGCGCATGACGTTCTTGTATGGTGCTTTCATGCCTTGCCCCTGATGGTGCGCTTGAGCGATTCACAGAGCATGTGAGCCTGCATCTGCTTCGCTTCCTTGGTCTTTAACTGGCCGATGTTCTTTGCCATTGCCATCTGCCAGGCGGCAGCGGCATTCCCCCGACGGCGCGCGGCGTTCATTTGTCGCTCCGCAGCTTGCCGATCAGACGCGCCGGCACGTCACGCAGGCCGAGCAGGGCAAGCACGGTCATCGGATCGCCAGTCAGCTCGTCGCTCGCAACGGCGAAGCGCAACGCCTGCTGATGGCTGATGCCCTTGTCGGCGCCTTCGCGCGCGCCGCGGTGCATGACGCCTTTCCAGTAGTGAATGCTGATTTCGAGCTTCTCGCACAAGTCGCGAGCTGCTTGCGGGCCGTGCTTTGCGTGCCATTCTTTGGCGTTCATACGGATTCCTCTGACGGGGTGGAGTTACGATGCTAATACTATATCCGATCCCGTCACGGAATCATAGAACTATTCGGACGCACTCTAGGGTAAGTGCGTGATTTTGCTATGTTTAGATGCCGTAACAGTTGCGTTTCTTTTTAAAAGGCTTCACTATTCGTGTATGGGATACCTGACGCGCAGAGAACCCCAGAGGCAATAAGAAAGCGCAGACGAGCGCACGCAACCACCACTTGCGGACTACAAAGGGAAGGATTGGATATGACTGTTGAAAAGGTCGAGGACGTTCGACTGAGAAATTTCTTGTTCCTGTTTGAGAGCTTCAAGCAGGAAATCTGGAAGGATTGGCCGAACGAGCCAGAGCGGGGCATGCTGACTCGATTCGCTGATCGGCTCGGGATCAACAAAATCTACCTTTCCCAAGTGAAGAACGGCCGAAAGGTGATCGGCACTGTCACGCGCAATAACATCGAACAAGCGATGGGACTGCCGGAAGGGTGGATGGATACCGATCACGCGCAGGAAGTGATCGACGCCGACGACGACGCCAAGGCTTTCGCCGATGCCGCCATGGCTATCTACATGCAAGCGCCCGAGGCGGCCCGCGCGGCGATGTTCAGGGTCATGGGAGCCCTTGCCACGAACAAGCCCATAGAGAGCCTTCTAGAGAAGCCGGAGCACCATAAGTAAGGTTCCGCTAAGTATTAAAACCGCGCGCGCCCGCTTGCAGTAAGAAGCGGGCGTTGTTTTTTGGGGGGGCGAACAAACGGTTGACAGGCGACAAAAGATAATTGTTTTGAAAGTTACAGATTCGTCCCATCAATGCAATTGTTACCGTTTGCATTACCAAAATGAAACAGGATGCTACGAAAAAATATTGATCTTCCATATGATAGGGCTTATTGTGACGGTATCGCTTCAGAGGAAGCGAACCCCCTATACACAGAAAGGCAGGGCAAAAATGACCGGTGTCCAAGAATCGTCGACTGCATCCAACAACGACAACGCCATGATGGCAGCGCAGGCGGACGACTTATCGCCGCAATGGACGGACATGGAAGTAATGCGCGCGGGAATCGGCGCAATACCGGCCGACAAGCGCCAGGCAACTCTGGCCGCGCTTATGTCGATGATTGGCGGCGACACAACGGATACGGTCACGGAATCATTTAACGCTTGACGATACTGCATAGGTATTGGTATCATTTGTCTACCGTGACACAAGTGCGTGAAACGGTTCCTCCTCTGCTGATCTCCCCCGGTCAGTTTCGGCTCGCCCACCAGGCTTGAGCCGTTTTTTCTTCAGCAAGGCGCTGCCCGACACGATCGAGCGGCGCCTTTTTGCTTCATGTGTCCACCTGCGGCGCCCCACCGCTGGCAGTCGGGAAAGACCGGCGTTCTCACG